CATGTGGAATAAGTTCCAAGAGGCACGCAAGTCTGGCAAGCTCAGCCCTGATCAAGAGCAAATGATGCTCGAACTCATGCGCAAAGCTATGACCAAAGAAGGCAAGAGCATCTTCGACAAAGACGTGAACTTCGACAACACGCATCACCTGTTCGACACCTTTGAGCGTCGTCGCATCCTGTCTGACCTTATGGCAGGCAAGCAGATCGGTGGCAAGAAGGGCCAGATCTTTGACGCCAGCAAAGTGATCGAAGACACCACGGACCCCAAGCTGTTGCACGCACCAACGTTCTCAGTTGGACCGCATGCGTTTGAGTTCAGCGGTGAGACATCGCACGAGCCAAACTTGAACAAGGCGTTCCCGTATATGCTGCATGGCAAAACGACCAAGCACGCATTCAAGCAAATGCCATTCGAGATGGCCGTGCCTGAGTACATGGAGATGGTGCAGCAGCTCAAGGGCAGGAAGCCGGGCTACATGGACATCGTGCGCAACATCCCACGCCAACACCTGAGCGAGAAGTACCTGACTGGTTTGCAAAAGGCTGGCTACGCTGAAGGCGGCAACGTGGACATCGCAGAGATCGGTGTGGAAGAGGCACCAGACTTGCCAGTGAAGGCGTACTCGCCATTCAACTTTGACCAAGCCGAAGAGATGCCATTCGGTGGCGTGGACTTGGACACTACACAGGCTGGCACGCAGTTGATGTCAAAGAACACCATGCAGGCCGCTCAGCAACAGCAGCAGCCACCAGCACCACAAGGCGCAGCACCTGCACCTCAAGGCGGCAGCAACATCCTGCAAATGACGCCACAAGGCAAAGCCATGGCCGCAATGAAGCCAGCAATGCCAATGCCTGCAAAACCTGCTGGCATGAAACGTGGAGGTAAAGTTACAATGCCGTCCACCGATGGCATGCGATACGCACTGACCGTTAAATCCAAAAAGGCTAAATG